TCATGGGTATGCGGAGATGTTCGTTCGTGAGCGTCACCGTCGCCGTCTTGAGCCTCGGGGCGGCGCTGTCGGTGGTTCCTGCGGCGGCGAGTGCCGCCGGGCCCGTGGGCTATGCGGGACCGGCTCGGCAGGTTACGAGGACCCGAGCGATCAACCCGGTGAGTCAGCAGTTCACGTCGCGGAACTGGGACGGCTACATCACCTACGCATCGAGCCACAGCACCGACTTCAACTCGGTGACAGCGACGTGGGTACAACCGACTGTCACGTGCGACAGCGCGAACGCCTGGACTGTTTTCTGGGTCGGGCTCGACGGCTGGTGGAACAACACCGTCGAACAAGGCGGAGGTCCTGCTTCTCTTATCGGAGGAGTTATCAAGACCTTCACCCTTCCTCAGGATACCGACAATGTTGTAGTTAAATTTCAAGCTTCGATATTAGGTGGTGGCGCATCAGTTACTTTTCAGACGACTGATGATGGAGGTACTACTTGGTATGACGTACAACGTTCAAGTATTATCTCGAACGCTAATGCTAATACCGCAGAGTTTATGTCTATTCCTGTAATTTCAGCAGGAAATAACTTGCAGTCCAGTATCGTTGCCGTAGGTTCAGTTGTTACCAACGTAGGAACAATTGGTAGTTCAGCAGCTTCAACACTTGGAGTTGGCGAAGTATCAGGTCTCCCAATCTTGAGTCAGCAAGGCCGTATCTTCATCCGCTATGGTGCAGCAATTACTTCGATTATCAGTGAAAGAGTCAAGGTTATGGTTAACAGTCAGGCAGGAAATAGATAGTAGTACGTTAAGTTCCAATTATGAACAACTCTAAAATTGCGTTCGATAACCTTGCAGAAAGACTTGATGCTGATAGGAGTGCATTCCTTGCAAAACAAAAAGGTGAACTATCGCAAGTCCTCGAAGCAATACGCGGAGTTGAACAAACTAGCGACTGGCAGAAGCTTAAAAGGTTGGTATTAGATGAAGTAGTGAATAGCCTTGAACGTCAGCTATCCAGCGAAGCGTTAAAAAAGGAAATCAATACTTCGGAACTCTACCGATTACAAGGTCAACTTGTGTGGGCTAAAAGATATACCGACCTTGCTAAGCTCGCAGAGCTATTCAGAACACAGATAGAACACATTACTTTACAAATTCAACATGAACAAACAAACCCAAGGGACGGAGCCCTTTAATGCTCCAGAGGTTCAAGCCCCGGTCGTAGCACACTATGCTCCACGACCAAAAACGCTCGAAAGAACGGGACAACGTTCAGAACCTTATACGCACAGAATGCCACAGATAAGAGGCGGTATATGCGAATGGTGCGGTGTAATAGACCCCAATGTTCCCTCACAGTTCCAATACAGCATCTGCCCTCATTTTAGAGGTATAGGTGAAATGCGATGCTCCTACTGCGATGAGGCTAAAGACCCCACCGACGTAGTCATCCATGCGGTATTAAATGTCGCAGAACATCCTAACAACCCCGACCAATTAGTGGTGTGGTGTAACTCGTATGAGTGCTCTCGTAAGCATGAAGCTCGATTCCGTGTTAATCACTAATCGCTTCATATTCGTACCGCGTACTAGTCATATGCGTTACTGTAGAAAGACTAATTCGTGCTATAAGATTCGCCTCTCATAGTACTGTACAATATGGCTGATGAATTTGACCTCGATCAATTAGATAGTGAAATAGAACAAAAAAACAAAGTAGAATTAAGAATTAAAAACCTTTCTGATAAAGTTAAGCTAACTTCAGAAGAACGCGACGACAAAGACCGTCTGTTACAAGAACAACGTTCTCAGAACGAAAGTCTTGTAAAAGAACGTGATTTCCTCAATTCGTTTGGTGACCAAGCAGTGAAGTATCCTGACGCATTAGCGTTTAAGGATAAGATCAAGGAGAAAGTATTAAAAGGATATTCAGTAGAAGATGCTACGACTGCGGTCTTAGTATCTGAAGGTAAGTACTCTGCACCACGTGTAGAGACGCCTATCACTGCATCTCCTGTAAATACCTTCGCCGGTGGATCAGCTCCCACACTACACCAAGCAGGAGGAGAAAAAGGTCTAGACCAGCTAAGCCGTGAAGAAAAGCGCGCAAAGCTAGTTGAAGCCGAACAGCGTGGCGATCTCGGTGTTAAATAACGATTCAAAAGGATAACAATATGGCAGTAACAGTAAGAGGCACTGGATGGGGTGGCGCAACTACCCTCACATCTGAGCTTCTCGTATCCTACATCTCTGATGAGATCAAGGTATTAGAACCTCAGCTCCAGTATGCCCGTTTAGGTAAAAGACGTGATGCTCCAAAAGGCTATGATAGAATCGTGTTCCCTCAGACTAACCAGATTCCTGTAAAGATCAACGTATCTATGCAGACCGCTGGTGGTCCTCAGTTCGTAGGTGGCGGTTCTGTATGGGGTGCTAGTGGTTCAATCCAAGGTGGTGCAACTGCAACCGCTCCTGGCTTCCCAGTATCTTCAACTGAAGGTGTCGCCGCAATCACAGAAGGTACAAACCCTACTGCGATCACATGGGGTGCTACACTTCAGTAGATGATCTTCGCAAAGGTGCTATGGGAGACTTCCGTGGTATCCGTTACTTGCGCAGTGCATATCAGAACTACTTCAACTCAACAGTTCCAGTACTTCCTACCACTGTGTTAGGTCAAGATTCCTTCGGATGGGGCTACTTCCAAGAGCCAACTCCAATTCTCGTAACGAGTGCAGATTCTAACAACCCATTGAATCTCTTCACTTCTATCGGTGGCAAGGTAACCCTTGGTGCTACTAGATTCGAAGATTCTATCGGTACTGTAAGAATATCTCGTGTTGAATCAGCATTCTCTAACTAATAGTTAGTTTAGTGTGAGCCTTTACGGGCTCACCTATAAACAAATTATTTTTATGGCAACTTTAGCAGACGTTCTAACCTATTCACGAGCTCAAGCCCAAACTGATGCCAATGGCCTCACCAATGCCAACGGTATTATTTTTGCTAATGAAGCTCTCTTAGACTTTCGTAGGCAGCTTATCTCAGCTGGAGTCGATGCTTCACAGCTCCAAGAGGCTTATAGAGACGGCACAGCCAATGTAGGAACCTATCTCTACCCTACCGATATGTTCTGGCTTAAAACCATCGAGCTGAATTATGCAAACAGTAGTGGTGGAGATTATATGCCAGCAACACAGGTAGACGTAGCTAATATACCGGGGAATAAGTCATTCGGCTGGCTTAGAGCTAATGCAAACACACAAACACCCTACTTTGATGATAGGGGTGATTGGTATGAGATATTTCCGACTCCAACGTCAGCGCATAATATCAGTCAGATTATTAGAATCTTCTACTTCCTTAAGCCGACTGAATACACGGCTACTTCGGATACGATCTCTTATCCAGAGAGTCTTGATTACCGTACTCTTGGCTGGCGTATCGCCGCAAACTATCTCTATGCCACCGGAGCTACTACAGGCTCAGGACGCAACGTCCATCTTCTTGGCGATACCTTTAATCTCAAGTACCAGGAACGCGTAAAGCAGTTAATAGCAACGCTCTCACGGGGTTCTCAGCAACCTATACAAGCTACAACTTTGCAAATCAGCGGATTTGAATTTTAATGGCTAACTATACCAATATTTCTAAACCTACCGGAGCTTCCTACACTAACGTTAATTCTAGTGGGAAAGAGGGTTTTAATGACTCTGCAGTAACGTTTGACTCTGCAACAACCTTTTTCGATGGTGTTAATAACGCAGTGTACACCAATGTAAATAAGCCTAGTGGTAGTCCGTATACTAATATCTCTAAACCTACATAATGCCATATCCATCAACCTTATCCTCATTTACTGACCCCTCTCCAACTGACCGTCTTTCAACGACGCCTCATTCTTCGATTGAGACTGCTCAAAACCAAGGGTTACGAGAAATCCAAGCTTTTTTAGGGACTGATTCTTCAGCTCTAGGTACGCTAGTCTACGACATACGTGCTGCCGCTTCAAATGGGGGAGGACATGTGCAGACTGCTAATAAAGGTGGTACGGGCCAAACTTCGTATAGCAAGGGCGATACGTTAGTAGC